AGATCGATCACGGCACGCGCATGGGCGATGGCCTCTGCACGCACCGTCGCAGTGTCGGCCATTGTGGCCTCACTTGCGGCCATGGTTGGCGCTGCCGCAGCCGATTGTTCAGGATCAGGCTGGGTGTTGGCGTCTGCAACACCCTCGGACTGGGGCTCATGGGCTGCAGGCTCGTCTAACTCACTTGCTGCCTCGACCACTTCCGGCGGCGCGTTTCGGAAGCGCGCCACATCAAAGGACGCGGCGAGTTTCACGGGTTCGGCGATGCGGTCGATGAAGCCGAGAGCCAGCGCGTCCTTGGCATCGAGCCAGGTCTCTTCCGCCATCAGGGCGGCGATCTCGTCGTCAGGTTTGCCTGATTTTGCGGCATAGCCCTGGATCAGGCTGCCTTTGACCTTGTCGAGCGCCTCAGCCGTGGCGCGCATGTCCTCGGCCGTGCCCATGACCAGCCCCGAGGGATCGTGGATCATCAGGAAGGCGTTTTCCGGCATGACGATGGTGTCACCCGCCATGGCGATGTAGCTTGCCGCCGAGGCCGCGATGCCATCGATCCAGACGGTGATCTCGCCCGGGTGCCGCTTCAACGCGTTGTAAATGGCGACCGCGTCAAAGACCGAGCCGCCGGGGCTGTTGAGACGCAGATCAATCGCCGCATCATCGGGCAGCGCACCGAGTTCCGCGAGGAACCCCTTTGCTGTGACGCCATAGGCGCCGATTTCGTCATAGATCAGCACTTCCGTGCCCGAGGTGCGGGCACGGATCGTGTACCAGGATTTCATGGGGTTACTCCTGTTGTAGGTCGGTGCCCGAGTTATTGTCGGACGGTCCGTCACTCGAATTTGGATCGGGCAATTGGACGGGCGTTGCCCTTGCCCCCTGGGTTTCGCCGGGGCTGGCGCGATAGGTCAGGCCCAGATCGGCTGCCCGTTTCGCGTCGGATGCGTTTTCACGGTCAACCTCTTCGATGTCATAGCCGGTGGCCTCGACCACCTTGCGCCGGGAGGTCAGGCCCGCTTCCATAGCCAGCACCTGCGCCTGGATGTCTTTGAGCGGATCGACCCAATCCCACCGTGGCGGGATCCATTGCACCGGCCGGGCCGTGACAGGATCTGCAACCAAGGCGCCCGAGAGCACGGCCGTTTCCAGCCAGCGCTGCCAGATGGGGCGGCAAAGTTGGTGCGCCATGACCCCGTGCTGCAACCGCCCGATCCGCCGCCGGAACTCGACGAGCTCGGCCCGCAGGCTCGAATAGTTCGCCTGCCGAACATCGCCAGTGACAAGGTGATAGGGCAGCCCAAGGGAGGCCGAGACCGCGAGCAGCGTGCGGTATTGGAAGGCCTCGTATCCTCCGCCGACATCGGCGGGGCTTGAGAACTTCACATCCTCACCCGGCAGCAGCACCTGCATGGTGCCCGGCTCGAGACTTGCAATCGCTGCTCCATCGAGATCAGCTTCGCCTTCGCCCATCATCGGGTCTTCCGGGGCCGTCTTGGTGATGAAGCCCGCGAACATCGCCGCCGTCTTTTTGCGGTCGAGTTCGGCGTCGTCGTATTGGTCGAGCAGGAACAACCGCACCATCGCAGGCGCAACATGCGGCAGGCCTCTTATCTGGCCGGCATCGATGGGCCGGTAGATGTGCAAGACCTCTTCGGCCGGCACGCGGACCGTGTCCGGCAGCGCCACGCGCTGGTCCGTGCTGTCCCCCGGATGGCGGCGACGGAAGTGATAGGCCACCCGCCTTCCGATCAGGTCGAACTCGATCCCGCAGCGAATGCGATTGCCGTTCGGATCCGTTTCCGTCTTCTCGAAGGGCAGCATCTCAGATTGCAGAAGCTGCAATTGTAGCGGCACTAGCAGCCCATCCTCAGCGCGACGTGGGCGCAGGCGCACAAAGCATTCGCCTGCGACAAACATCTCGCGCGCGACCATGGCCTGCAGACCGTAGAAATCGGTCAGACCATCGGCATCCACTTCGTCTGTCCAGGCGAGCCAGAGTTTCTGGACCTGGTCCCGCAGATTAGCATCGCCAATGAGCGACGAGGGTTTGATGCCATCGCCGACAAGGTTCGCCGCAAAGGCCTCGCAGGCGTTCGCAGCATAGCCGTTCGTCACCACCAGTTCACGCGAGCGGGCCAGCAGTCGCGGCCCACCCGAGGCAACCAGCGCGTTGATGTTTTCCAAGGGCGGGTTCCAGCCCCGCAAGCGGCGCTTGGCCATCGCCCCCTCAAGCCGCGCGCGCATGGCTTCAGGGCCGCCCGGCTTGGAGCGGCGGAACAGGTCAAACATCCCCATGTCCGTCAGAGCCCCTTGGCGGTCGCAACGCGGACCTGCCGCACTATCCGCCGTCCCTCTGCCGCGGCGATTTCGCGGTCGAGCGCCTCGATTGCCCGGTCGATCTCCGCGATGGAGCGATAGTCCACCGTCTTGCCGTCATAGCTGACGCGGGCCACGCCGGAGGCCCGTTGTGAAGTCAGGCTCTCCCGGCGGAGTTTCAGTGTCGTCAAATCCGCCATGTCTTCTGTCATCCCATATATGTTGACCGCGCGACGCGGCGGACCTGTGCTTTGCGGATCGGTTGCAACGCTACTCCGGTCACGGCGCCACCAGCATCAGCGACCGCGAACTGCGCCGCCAATTCTTCCCATCGTGCATTTGACCATCGGTCCGCGCCGAGGATCCAAGCGGCAGCGCGAGCATAAACCCGGCAGTCCAGCGCCTCATTCCGTTCCCGCAGTTTTTGCCATTCTAGCTTGGCGAAGCCGCGTTTCGTGCGGACCGTCACCAGCTGTTCAGCCACGACCTGTTTCAGCCATTCGCTTTCCACCCATTTCGGTAGGTGGATCGTTCCCGGCGGAAACACCGCCCCCTCGGCGCGTTCCTCGTCCGTCGGCCGATCCAGCCGCAGGAAGCGGTAAGTTTCAGCCTTGAAAGTCGAGACCGCCACTGTCCAGAGCCGGGCCCCACGCCGGAGCCGTTTGCCACCCTCGGTCGCATCGACGAAGGTCGGACCCGAGACCGGGCTCGAGCGGTTGAACCCTTCGACCCCTTTAATCGGGGCCACCTGCGCAAAGCCCGCTTTGCGCGACCAGGCATAGACCGCCGGGGCCTCATAGCCCGTGTCGATGGCCAGCCGGGCGATCTTGCAATGCAGCCCACATTCGTGCGGCCAACTGCGATCCAGAAGCGCGGTCAGGTCTGACCACGCATCGGGCCGATCCGGGCCGCCCTCGATAACAACGTGATCGACGAGCCAGGACTCAAAACCTCGCCCCCAGGCCCAGATATCGACCTCGATCCGGTCCTTCTGCACATCGGCCCCGGCCGTCAGAAAGAGCCCGCCCGTCGGAACCGTTCCGGGTTTCCATGTCTCGCGGCGGTCATAGAGCCGCTGCCAGTCGGGCGCTTCGCCCGTTTCGATCCAGGTCTCGCCCAAGGTCGTGTTGTGGAACGCCTTGATTGCCTCGTCCGAGCCCTGTGCAGCCTCCCAGGCCCGGGCGATTTGCATCCAGCTCATCCAACCGATGGGGGAATAGAGCGCTGAGAGATGATACCCGACCGTCTTGGGGTCGGCGGATGTGCTCGTCGCACGCCATTCGCCGGCTTCCAGCATCGCCGTCTTGTGGTGCTCTGCGATGGCCTCATCGCAGGCCTCGCAGTGGTATTCGGCCGTCGCGGGATCGGGCCGGTTTGACCTTCTCTCGGAGCTCGGGACTTTCCTCGATCAGCGGATCGACCCGCTGGCGCGAGTTTCGCTTGGCGAGTTCCACCGTCGGCTGGACCGCCAACATTGGCCCTGGTGCCTGATGGATCGCAAAGCCGATCCAGTTATTGCCTGCTTCGGTCGCTCCGACCTGTGCGGCCTTCATGAACACGACGCGTTGCGTGGGGTCACCCGGCGACAGCCGGTCCATGATCTCGCGCATGTAGGGTGTCCGCATGGTGCGGTATCGCCCGGGTTCTGCGGCCGACCGCCCCGACAGCATCCGGTGCCGGTCTGCCCATTCAGAGACGGTGAGATCGGAATCTGGCGTAAGTCCAGCACCCCAGGCGCGCAGGATCTCGGCCGCGCCGTCGAAACCGCCGAGTTGTTCGCCTACCGCTTCGCTACTTGAGGCGTGCGCATCACCGAAGGTCGGGTTTGACCTCGGCGAGATTGTCGAGCTGGGCACGGACATGTTTTTCCAAAACCTTCTGCATGGCCGCTGGCTCTACACCGAGGTCGGCGGCCATGAGGGCGGCAGCACGAGCCGGCCAGTTGACCCAGACATCGCGTTCCTGTCGGGCGAGCCGAAACACCAGCGACAATGCGCGCGCCCGGTCGATCAGCTCGCCCTTGAGTTTTTGCAGCCGGATCCGCCGCTCTTGTGCTTTCAGCACCTCGTTCGCGGTCTTCGCCTGCAGAAATGTCGTCCCACCACCCACCTGCGGTGCGCTCAGCCCCTGTTCGCGGAGCGTCTCGCCAACGGCGGAGACCGCCGCCTCGGAAACGGGCTTCAGGTTCGGCTGCGGGGTTTTGCGCGTTTTTGACGGGTCCGTCGCCTAAGTGCGCAGGGCGTCGCTGGCAACCGCATCGATGCTGCCATCGTCATGCAGGACCAGCCGCCCGGATGCCTTGGCTTTCTGGACCGCGCCACGCGAAAGACCGACACGGGTCGCGTATTGGCGCTCGCTCATGCCCTCCATACAGCACTCCGATTATCATTCGAAATCATGCTCTTATATCGTTGATAAGCCTCCGCATCAGAGCGAACCTGGGTTCAGAAACCGATGAAACATCGGCCTGAGGAGCCACCGCCATGACCCGCCTGAACCGAACCCGAGAACCGCGCCAGAGCCAGACTGCAGCCTTGGCCGCGTTCATCGGGAAAAAGGCAGAGATCGACACCATGCTCGCGCGTCTACAGGCGCTGAGCGATGAGCATTTCAACACCCACCCCGACGAGGTCCATTGGGGACACGTCGGCAACCTCGACTATTACGCCGAACTCCTGAAGCGCATCACCGACAGCGCCTTCAAGGAAGGCGAACACGCGGAGTGACCCCCATGGAAACCACCAGCATTCGGCTCCCCATTCGGAAACTGCCTGAGCATTTTGATCGCAGCCGCATCACCGTCGTCCTTGAAGAGATCGAGATGGCCCTGATGGACGATGGCGGCGTCTACGGTAAAACTTACGCCGACAGCTTCACCATCACGGTCGAGGTTCCGACCCATCAGTTGATGGACACGGCAAGCTGCCTGAAAGACCTCGGCCTGATCTAACCCTCGGGTCTTGCCACCCGAATGGCCTCGAAGAGCCGCCGCAGCAGGAACGAGCGGATTATGCTGACGCCGGTGAAAAGCAAGCCCATTTGCAGATTTTGCGCGAGCGTCGTGTGCAAGCCGAAGATCGGGAAGATCAGGATTTGCGTCACAACCGCGACGCCGTACCCGACGATCACGTTGGTGATCGCTTCAATCGGTGACATGAGGCGGGACTGCTTCATTTGCCCTCGCGTTCCGACTTCAGCGTGGCGAAGGTCGTGCCGCACCCCTCAAGTACGGCCTCCTTGCCCGTGAACTGCTGCCAGCGCCGGATAATCACGTCGACATATCGGGGATCGAGTTCCAAGAGCGCCGCCCGACGCCCCGTGGTCTCGGCCGCGATCAGCGTTGTGCCGCTGCCGCCGAATGGGTCAAACACCAGATCGCCCCTCCGACTGGAATTGCGGATCGCCCGCTCCACCAGCGCCACGGGTTTCATGGTCGGATGCAGGTCATTCTTATGGGGGCGTGCGATCTGCCAGACATCACCCTGATCACGGTCACCGCACCAATGACGCTTCGCGCTCTCTGGCCAGCCATAGAGGATCGGCTCGTATTGCCGCTGGTAATCAGCCCGCCCGAGCGTGAACCGGTCCTTGGCCCAGATCACGAAGGTCGACCAGTGTCCGCCCGCCGCCTTGAACGCTGCCTGCAAGGTATGCAACTCGCTTGAGGACATGCAGATATAGACCGCGCCTTGCGTGTGCAGGTTGATCAGCACGCAGGCGTCTTGGAGAAACTGACCGAACGCATCACCAAGAGCGTCGTTCTTGATCCTCCGGCCCTTGCCAGCTTTTTCCGCACCAGCACCGCCGGCATAATCGACATTATAGGGCGGATCGCAAAAACACAGATCAGCCTGCGTGCCGTCCAAAAGCCGATCTACATCGGTGGAAACGGTCGCATCGCCGCAGAGAAGCCGGTGATTGCCAAGGAGCCAGAGATCGCCGGGGCGGCTGATCGGCTCTTCCTGCGGTTCGGGAACCACATCCTCGGCCTCACGGGTGTCATCAGTCTCCCCGCCTTCGCCCGCAAGCAGGGCATCGAGTTCGCTGTCGTCAAACCCGATCAGTGACACGTCGTAATCTTCGGCCAGCAACTCCTGCAATTCGGCCGAGAGCAAAGCCTCGTCCCAGCTTCCAAGCTCTGTGAGTTTGTTATCTGCCAAACGATAGGCCCGGCGCTGCGCTTCAGTCAGATGCCCGAGCACGATCACCGGTGCTTCGGTCAGCCCCAGCTGCGTGGCGGCCAGCACCCGGCCGTGGCCTGCGATCAGCTCACCGTCTTCGCCGACGAGGCAGGGCACGGTCCAGCCGAACTCGGCCATGCTGGCGGCGATCTTCGCCACCTGGTCTGCGCCATGCACCTTCGCGTTTTTCGCATAAGGCTGCAGGCGGGCAATCAGCCAGGTTTCGATCCGGTCCGGTGAAAAGCTCAACGTCATGGGCGCAGGCTGCCTCGCATGGGGTGGATACCCTGGACACCGGACACCAGCAGCCACCTGGATTCCGCGAGGGATCCAGAGGTCACCGGGGTATCCGGCTTCAAGGGTTTGTTTTTTTTGGTTTTTCGAGGGTCGTGGGTGGATGCCTGCCGAGGTGGCTTCCCAAAAAATCGGACCTGACGCTAGCGATATGCCGCGCCTCGCCCCCCCGAATACGGTCACGAACAGGAGGGACCCTTTCAATTTCAATGGGTTACGTGGTGCAACATTTTAAATGGAGACAGTTTTTCGGAAAGCCGGTCACCAGTTACACTCCCTAAAACCCGTTCAAACCGACATGGCTCTCTCAGCCACACGACGGTCATCTTATCGGTTTTATAGCCTCTCGCTCGGTATCTGTCTTGCTTTCCGGTGTCTCACCCAAAAGTGTCTCACTTGCACGAAAGGGGTTGACAGGGCGGCCACAACGCGACCGCCCCGAGGATCACACCGTCTGTCCAATTACGAACTCCATCGACCGCTTCCGCGGCACGGTTCTGCCGTTGAGCTTCCAGGCGATCACGGCCAGCCCGTATTCGTGCCGTCGGTTTGCCGTGGCCCGGCTGATGCCATGTTGCCAGCAGATGCCCTTCCACGCCTCACGATTGGCCCGCGCCCAGAGGATCTGGCCAATGTCCTTGTCCACCCACCGCAGCCACAGCATCGCCTTATCGGCCTGCGTGATCATCCGTGGTGATGGCAGCGGCTTTTTCATCCGCGGTTCTTGGCCCACCTGATCGGCGAAGGTCGAGATATATTCCGGCCAAGCGCTTACGTAACCCTGCGGGCGGACCGGCGGCATGGACCGCATCACCTCGGCCGCGAGTTCAAGCCGATCGGCTACCATGGCGCGTGTCCATTCATCGGCCATTGCGCACCTCCCTCACTCCTGGAAGCTTGCCGTAAAGTTTTTCACCCAACTGACGCACCAACTCACGTTCCGGCCAGGTAAGCCGGTGATCATCGACGCTGACTGCCAACACGCCCTGCTCGTGCCAGCCATCGCGCTTGATCTGATCGGGGTCACGGCGTTTGCCGCCGTAACCCTTGGGAGTGAAGGGCATACCCATCAGGCCAGCCCTCCTTGCGTCTCAATCGCCCAGAGCAGGATGGCGACGGCATCCGCCTCGTTGTCATCAGTGGGACTGAAGCCGCGCTTGCGGGCGGCATCGATCATAGCCTGCTTGTTGGCATTGCCCTGGCCGGTCAGAAATTTCTTGATCGTGCCAACTGGTACGCCCTGGTAAGGTACGCCCCGAAGCTCCGCCCAGGTCTCCAGCGTGGCCATGAGGCCCCCATAAACGTGGGCTGCGTCAGTGCCTGCGTGCCGACGCACCTCTTCAAAATAGATTGCTTCGATCGGCCCGGATAGCCTGTCGATCTCGGACAGCCAGTTGGTGAAACGCAGGTAGCGCATGCCACCGCCATCGTAGCGGCCTGGCTTGAAGCTGACAGTGCCGCTGGTGATCAACCCATCAAAGCCACGGAGAGCCCAGCCGGTTGTGGTGCCGAGGTCGAGGGCCAGAATGGTCTTGGCGCCGCCAAAGGTCTCAGGCAGCGTCGGGGTCGAGATCAGTTCTTTTGTGTTCATTGTGAAGGATCACGAATTCGAGTGGGCCTTCGGCTTTGGTCAGGTTGAAAATACCTCACCAGACTGATCGGGACAAGAAAATTCACCGGGTGATCGTCTGTCACCACCTGTCACCACCTCGAGCAAAGGTGGTGACAGAAATAACCATTTAAAAACACCGCTGTCACCACTGTCACCACCTGTCACCACCAAATTCCTTTGTATGTATGAGAGAGCATGAACTTGGTGACTAACACACACATATATGTATAAGGAAAGAAGATGGCCGCCAAAGTGGTGACAGTGGTGACAGTGGTGAAACGATTGTTTTTGCTGAACTTTTTCCGTCACCACTCTTTCAGCAAGATGGTGACAAACGCGAGGTGGTGACAGCCTGAAGCAAAAAAGGCACCCGTCTGGGTGCCCTCGCCGAGGAAACGGGATGATGGCCTGATCAGTGTTCCTGGCGGAGTTCACGCGCCATGCGGATCCGATCAAGCCCCGCTTGCGTCATTAGAACCTCGTACGGCCTGTTTAAGAACAAACCTTCGCGCACCCATCGCACATAGGCCCGCGGCTGACCGACGCCAGTATAGCGGTAAAGATATCCGGCCTGGAACAGGAATAAGAGAAGGTCATCAGGCGGAGCGCCCAGCAAACACGCTGCGCGAGGTATATTCATTCCAGCGTTGAGCCTGTCTTGCGGTACCTCCATTCGCGTCCTTCTCCCGTCCTGCATTGATACCTCTCCCAGTTTCTGGATTTCAGCCAAGCCCCAACGCGCATCTGGTCCAACTTGGTCCACTTCGCTGGCTCGATAGAAAGTGCGCCTTGAAGGATTTCTCCGACCGAAACGTCCCGGAGCGGTTCCAATCGTTCAAATTCCTCCTCCTGCCAGTCATCGACACCAGCGTAGCCACGATTTATGGGCCGATTTTCATGGCTCAGCCAACGGTCTATCACCCCGTCCCAAGCATCAGATTGGTACCGTTTGTCCTGCTCCTCTTTCGCGGCCTTGATGAGCGCCTTGTCCTCGATCCACCAGATGGCGCGGTCCTTGAACCGCGCCAACGCTTCGGCCCAGAGCTGGTCGCGGTCGCGGCGGAGCGCCTCGATATCGATCTCGCCGCAGCGGATCGGCCAGAAACGGCGATTGCCAGTCTCATCGCGCAGATAGGTATCCGGGTTCACCGTTCCGGCAAAGACGCATTGGCGTTTGATCTCGACCGTGTGGCGGCCATAGGGCGGCCGGAACCGGTCCGTGGTCCGGGTCAGGAACGCTTTGATGCGCGAGACCTCGGCGCGGCCGATGGCATCGAGTTCCGCGATTTCGACGATCCAAACGCCCTGCATGTGGATGGCCGCGTCCTTCGATCCGAGGTCTGGCAACTCGTCCGTAAACCAATCCTCGCCTGCCAGTATTTTCAGCGCGGTCGATTTTCGCGCGCCTTGCTCACCCTCGAGGATCAACATGTGGTCCGCCTTCACACCGGGCCGATAGATGCGCGCTATGGCTGATATCAGCCACAGGCTTCCCATGGCATGGGTCAAATCCGTGGGCGCGGCACCCAGGTAGCGGCTGGCCCAGGTCTCGATACGGGGCGTGCCGTCCCAATGCAGCGAGCCGAGATAGGCGCGCACCGGGTGAATGAAATGTTCGCGGGCAACTGCACCGACCGAGCGGCCAACAACCAGAGGTGCGACATTCACTTCTCGGTGCTGCAGCCATTCAGCCAGCCGGATGTCGTCGCTGTCCTCCCACGGGCGCGGATAGTCCATATCCTGCGCATCCCAAGGCACTGGCTGCAACACGACCAACTCCTGTCGGAATTCATCAAAGGCGATGGTGCCGGCAAAGGCCGGATCGGAACTCAGTGCGATGATGACATTGGCCTCGTTGCGCTCGGGGGTTCCGGAAAGATCAAGTCGCAGACGGTTCGCCCAAGCTGGGCGGGCAGCTGGCTTCATAAGGTCGCCGGCGCTGTTCAAACGGCGGCGAAGAACGCTGAGCTGCTTGTCTAGGATCGACATCGCGATCCCAGTGCGCGCCTTGATCAGCGACAGCACATGGCGTTCTTCCATGGGCTCAAGCCGCGCCTTGACGATGCGCCCCATGAGGGTGCCCAACTCGGTGAGATCGGGCGGATTGGTGAGCGCCTCGGTCGCGTTGGCCAGCGCGTCGGCGGCACGCTCCGGATCTGAGGCAGGTATCGTCGCGCCGCTGTCATCGCGCAAGAGCGTTCCCTCGGGGATAGTTATTTGACTGCCGTAATCCGTTTTCACGGCCCCCCGCAAAAGATCGTCTTTGAAATCATCACCATAGAGCGGAGACACCACCTCGTTTGGGATGTCCGCCATGTTCAACCGGTCTGACAATGTGGCGGCCGCCTGACGCCCCACCTCGCCAGCATCAGCAAAGATCGTGACGCGGCGTATGCCCTCAGGCCATTTGAACCGTGCCATGCCGTCAGCCGACAAGGCCGCCCACACAGGTGTTCCGAATAATGCCTGCGCCGCGAGCGCCGTCTCGATCCCTTCCGCCACACCCAGATGGCCATCTTCAGGCATTGGAAAGAGCCGGACGGCCGCCTCTGCGATAGTGCCCAGCATCTTCTTGCCCGCCGGTGCCTTGCCGCTTCCGTCGTCCATGAGGAAGGTGCGATGGATGCCGCCGACGGGATCGCCATTTGCCAGGCGCGGGATCGCGACCATGCCAGGCCAACCACGGCGACTGTCGTAATCCGTGAGGTCAGGGTGAAAAAGAAGGTCCGACGCGTTCGGATCGCGAAGCCGCCGCGACTGCAGATACGTGTCAGCCTGGCTGCCCGGCAAGGGCGCACATTCGTCCAGGATGCGACGGATTTCCAGGCTGTGATCAGGGCGCGCTGGCGCAGCTGGTCGTGTTGGCAGGTTACGCTCCATACGGGCCAGCCGGGCCGCTTCATCAAAGAGGTGCCCTTCGCTCATGCCCGTGGCGTGGTAGATCATATCGATCGGCCCTGCGCGTTCGCCCGTCGCGAAGTCGAAGCCCCAGCCTGCATAGGGCCCATCGAGATGGATGACGCACGAGCCCTCACCGCGAGGACGGCGCCCGGAAAGATCGGCGCAACGCATCGCGCGTTTATCATGGGTCAGCCGAGCCTCCGGGAACAGCGGGGGCAACCAATCGCGAGCCGTGGCCGCGAGCCGCGCCTTGATGGCGGTCAGGTCATGCAGCGCGGCGGGGACGAATACATCGTTGAGATCGATCACGGGCCTTACCTCACGCAAGGAGTACGAGACCGCGCTCAGCGCGGGTGATCGCAGTGTAGAGCCATCGGCGGCGATCGATCTCGCTGCGGCCAAGCCCATCATCCCAGATGATTACGTTCTCCCACTGTGAGCCTTGGGCTTTGTGCGCGGTGATCGCCCAGCCAAACGTTGCTTCAGTCAGATGCTTTTTCTCTTTCCAATCGCGGTCATGGCGGGTGCGATCGAACGCGAGGTGATCCTCGAAATGTCCTTTGTAGATGCGCAGTCGCCCCGGTGTTCCCTTCGGGTCTGGGGCCCCAACGCGCCGGCCATCCTCGTCTGTCACCACAGCTGAGAAGTAGAGGCTGCCCTCATCCACGATATCTTCGAGCGTCAGGAACATGCCATTGATCAACCCGAGGTCATTCCGGTTCTTCAGGCAGATAATCTTCTCGGCGGCCCCTGAGGGTAGGACACAACCGGCCAGACCGGCCGCCCCGCGCATGGCATTGTTCAGCTGTAGCCGCGTCGCGTTCATGCCACAAATGAGCTGCCCGCCCCGCAGCGCCTGATCGGGCGTGATATCGGCCTTGTGCATCTTGGCGACATGGTCGTCATAGCTGCCGAAGCTAATTGGCTGACCCTCGCGCGCCATGGTGGCCAGGCGGATGATGGCGCTCTCGGAGGCCTGTCGGTGGATCTCGGTCAACATCACATCCGGATCGACGTTGGTGAATGCCCCGTCTCCCTTGATGGGTGGGAGCTGACCGGGATCACCCAGCACCAGGATGGGTTTCTTGAAACTCATCAAATCCCGCGCCATTTCCTCACCCACCATGGACACCTCGTCGAGCACGATCAGCCTGGCATCGGCGGCATCGCTTTGGGCATTCAACGCAAAGCGGGGCTTTTTCATCGCGGACAGCGCCTGGCGCATGGCCTCAATTCCAGCTTCCGCCACAGTCCGATCGAACCCGGACAAGGATCTGACGCTGATTTCTGCCTCGCGCACTTTCTGCGCTGCCGCCACGATTTCCTCCTCCGTGGCCTCTGACACAGAATAAATCAGGCTGTGAATGGTGCGCGCGGGCGTGCCTTTTCGGCTCAAGACAAGCGCCGCCTTACCCGTGAACGTAGCGGTGACGACGCCCGGCACGCAGGTGCCGTCTCGGGCGCTCCGGTGTGGCGAAAGGCCCAATTCATCGAGTACGAACTTCAGCACGGTGGATTTTCCGCTTCCTGCGTAGCCAAAAAGCCGGAACACCTGCTGCTCATGGGTTCGAGTTTCAAACCAGGTCTTGATCGCGCGAATGGCGGCCGCCTGACTGTCGGAGGGCGTGAAACTGGTCATGCGGCTGATCCCTTTACGATGTAATCCTTGACGACGCCTCCCTGCTCGGGATCGCCAACCTGGCATTGGCGCACAAAAACACGACGACCGTCTGCGAGCTGCCGCCAATGGCCACGGCGGATATGCCATCGCGGGCTGGCATGGGTGCCGCCCTGAGGCGCGATTTTCTCACGCAGCCGTGCCGGATCGATCGTGATTTGATGCCAGGTCCAGCCGCGCACGCCCGCCTTCGAATATTTGCGGCGCAAAGCTGGCATGATGGTTCGCGGCTTCACCTCTGCCACCTGAGACAGGATGCTCAGGGCCCGCCAGACGATGCCAGTCGCAACCTCGCCGTAAATGGTGACCTCCTCCTCGCCCAGCCTTGGGTTCGGGTATCCTTCGGCCAACCCGGGTTCGGAGAATACGGCGTGGATCAGGCAATCCGTCCATTTTCGCTTGCGCTGGTCCTTAAAGAAGAAGGCTGCTTCGACGCGATCGTTAAACTGACGTGCGTAGACCAACAGTGAGGCGCGTTGCGGTGCCCGGTCCTTGACCTCAAAGACGACGCAAGGGTGCGGCAGCCGAAGCGGTCCGGCAATAATTTGCGCGCGCAGTGCACCGACTTCGTCGCTGTCGAAGCTTTCCTGATCGTCGAAATAATAGACCGGCGCGGTCTCGATGCCTTCAAAGAGAAAACCGAAGGCCGATACCTGCCGAAACCGGCTTGCAATGCGTTTGAATTCGTAGGCCTGAGGGATCATGACTTTGCCCTCCAGCACCGCTGCGCCCAGGCACAGGGTGGATGCCAATGGCCCGCGGCCATGCCCCCCTTGCAGACCACCGAGGTCGGCTCAGCCACTTCGCGCGGCAATACCTCCTGTGCATCCGATGCCCGCACCACGGCGACAGCGCGATCGCTCATCTGTTGGGCAAGTGCCGCATCGAACGGCACCAGTTCCGCGTAAATTTCCATCGTGTCGCGATTGAGAGCGGTGAATAGGGCCGGATTGGGCAGGTCCAGATAGGCCTGGTAGAGCGCGATCTGCGCCGCGTAGACAGGCTTTGAAACGATGACCCCGCGTTTGACCGTGTCCTTCCAACTCGAGGCCCCGAGCGCCTTGGTTTCCCAAAGTGCGGGATAGGTCATCGCAACTGGGCCGCTGACGATGCAGCCATCAATATGGCCCTTGAACCGTCCGCCCAGAGCCGTGAAGCCGAACTGCCGTCCATCGTCACGCTCGGTGCGCAGGTCAAACCCCGCAAGCCGCATCCAGCTGGCCACCATATCCTCGCCGCGATGGCCCGCCTCAAAAATGCGCAGGGTTTTGGGCGCGAAATCCTGACCTTCGTCTTTAGGCACGGCCAGATAATCATACTGTATCTGCCGCAGGCAGGCGCGACCAAGGCCAGAAGAGCTGACATAGCGACGCGGATGCTCGCTGCGCTGGCGGGCGCCAAGGCCAATGTCGATCGCATCGCTGAGAGCTGTGGTGATGTCGGGCGTGGCGCACGAGGTCGTGTATTGCGCGCCGGACCCATGGTTCAGATCAATCATGGGGAATACCTCAAAATGGAATAGGGTCTTCAGGCAGGCGGCCATCGCGTTCCGGCTGTGCGCCCTGGGTCTGCATGCTGTCGATGTAGCCGGTGACCGCTGCTTCAATCAGCTGGTCGATCTCGGCTGCGGTGCGGTCAAAAAACGGGGCCATCAGACCAAGCGCCGTCAATGCTTCCGCAAAATCCTTGCGCGCATCGCGGATGGCCTGTGCCTCACGTGCAGTTTTATCAATCATTCCGTAACTCCTCTTGGCGAGGTCCGCGCCGATGTCCTGGCACCGGAGCGAACAGAATTTGTGGAACGGGAACTGCGACCATTGGAGGCGCAGGCAGAAGCCGAAGCCCCGGGCTTCTCGGCCGCAAACCGCGCAGACGCCTGGGCTCCGCCCGTTCGCGGCTGAAACCCTCCCCCGGAGGGTTTCTGAAACGCCGCTCACCCCATCAGCAGGTTTTCGAGGTCCTGATGTGCCCCCGGGGCCTCCCGTATCTTGTGGGATGCCAGAACGACGAAGCGGCTGATGGCCACCGAGGCCATGGCGTCGAGATCCGTGAGCCGCAGGCTTGCGATGGGCCGGTCCAGTCTTCCGCGGGCCTCGAGCCATTTGCCGATCTCCTTTGCTGCTTCGCGCGTGACATGCGCCTGCCATTCATCCGGGGTCATGGGCTCAGCTGTTCAACCAGGCAGGAGCACCCCCAGGC